CGCCGGGATTGGTAGCGTCAAAGTCCTTGTCATCTATTTTTAACATTGTATTATAATTCCACAGGCGTGTATACGGTACACTTACTCGAATCTGCGGAACAAAGTTGCGGTAGTCACACAATGAGCCATCATTGAATTCTTCCACTGCCCCAATAGGAATGTCCAGTGTGCAAAGATAACCACGTTCCAAAAAGTACGTGATCATGCTTTCCCACTTGCGCCATTCTTCTGGGGTCTTGGGATTGAAACTGTGATTGGCACCAAAAAAGATATGTTCTTGACCATGTATGTGTGCGATGATTGAATCAATGGGTTGAATGCCTACAACAAACAATGTTTTCTTACCAAAGGCAGGAGTGCGTTCTACTTCTGTGCCTACAAAAAAATCTACGTTTTCATGTCCTGCTCGGTTCATGTCATAGCCTCCAAGTTGTCAAGTTTGCTTGCATCAAAATCTTCTTGTTCGGTTTGTTCGTATTCAAACAGTGCATTAAACTGACTGTGAGAATTGGTAGTGTTTTTACCTTTGAATCCGCGTGTGCCAACAATTTGATTCCAATAACCATTCTTACCTGTGTAACCAGGACGTTCAATCACAGCCATGGCGCTGGCTTTGTCTGGTGCTGAAAAAATTTCTTCTACAATATTTTCAAAATACTCGTAGTCGCCACCATCACGGCGCATCATAGCAGGATGTTCTCCTGCATCGAATCGTTGATTGGCTTCTTGCACAGCAGTCAAGTGCATCCAAACATTGTGTCCCATAAGCAATGCATAACTAAAACTGTCCCAGGATGTTTTGCCTTCTTTGCCATTTTTATTGACATCACCTGGACCATAGATACAGACGTCCTTCATCTTGAGCATGTTGCTGATAGGACTGTCCTGCCAGTTTTTGATATTGCTTGTTTTTGGTAAATCAGCCAACAAACCCACACTCCACCGGCGTGTGTCTGTGGAATATTTTTTGTCATCCAACACTGGTGCCATACGATACGACCACTTGGAATCGTGTTCAAACACATTCTCATAGTACACCTGACCATTGGCAGTGGCGAGGAATGGGCTGGCACAATCAAAGGAGATAGTAAATTCGGGATTGACGTATTTTCTAACTGCCCTTTGAATCACGGTGAGTAACACAGCCCATTCCAACTTTGATGTGCCCAAGAAGTGCATCCAATCATGTATGCCTTGTTGTAACAAATTATCATATCGAAGTGCAACTAGTCGAGTCAGTATCAGTTGAACATCACACATGTTCTGACCGCCCATGGCCCAACCATCAAAGTGTGTGTTGGGATACTTGGCAGGATCACAAAACTCTTTCATTTCTTGATACCAATCTTCGGCACTAGCATGACCATCGCCTTGCAACACATTCAAGAATCGGGCACCGCCTTCTTTGACGCCTCGACGATGGGCCATAAAATACAAATTGTTGTACTTGGTGGCTGACACTGCTTCTGGCAGTGTGGTAATACCACAGGCCTTTGATGCTTTCTTGTCGTGTATAACCCAGGTAGGAATATCAAGAATCATGCCATAATCTGCAGTGGTGTCCAACCAACGCAACACTGCATCACGTTTTTTTTGAGCAGCATCCAACAACTTTTGATAATCAGCAGCAGGGTCTTTTTTGATCTTTTTACCTTTGGCATTGATCACTTGGGTTGGTCCTTGAGCAATCAAAGCAGACATTTTGTCTTGTACTGCTTGACTGGTCGGATCACGCCACTCACCTTCCCACAGGCCCTTGGCAATCTGGAATCCACCTGAGTCACCAAGTATAAACGTGCCCTGCTCACGATTACGAACCATGTCTTCTGACCAGTCTTGCTTGGTCAAATCCAAATTGGCATGCCCGCCTGAATACAATGACCACTTATACGGAAACAATGCTTTTTGACTGTTGAGCCAGTTCAACTGTTCCATGTCAGTCAACCCTTGTGGAAACCTTGCAGGATCCACATAGTGTTCGTTGCGTTGCTTGCCTATAAATGTGGCATAGAAGCCAGAGATTGCCGGAAGGAAAATAGCATATTGGCTTCGACCATCTGGACCAGTTTGTTTGGTTGTTAGATTATCCTGCAATTCGACCCCACTTGATTTTTAACCACACACGTTTCATGACATAATGAACAGCAGCCAACACAATGTGAATAATCACTGCATTGCCTAGACCTGTCCATAAGGCAGTGATCAACATGGCAATAATTCTATAACTTATTGTTCTTGCAACGGTACGTGTGTGTGTTTCTGTTATTACTTGCTTTGTGCAGGTAAGATGTAGTTGTAAACAGCCACGCCCGAATCTACTGTGATCTTGGCAGCACCATCATCACTGATGCGAACAGTCTTGTCCCCAGTTAATGCCATGATGGCCATGAACTGTGAGGCCGGCCACGACCAAGTACGTTTCAATTGGCCATTCACACCCGAGTGGAACACAAAATTACCTGCGTGTGTTGAATGGTCACCAAAGAAAAACTTTAAGTCGCCGTTTTCGGTCTTGGCTTGGAAATTGGGCTCTTCAGCATTGGCCTGTGCCTGCATGCGCAATCGCTGAATGGCGGCCACAGTGGGTTCAAATTCAATGTGCCAGGTCGCTCCTTTAAACTTGGGTGTTTTGAGTTTGTCGTTGACCACATTGGCCGACATAAAGCGATAGGTATTGCGGAAGTCGCCCCCAGCATTTTCAAATTCAATACCGTCAGGCTCGCCGGTGGCTTTTTTAGTCAATGCAAGTTTGGCATTTTCTTTGTACTCCGGCAAGTTCAACAAAATTTTCAACTTGTTCAAGTTGGGCATGCCAAATGTGCCCGTAAAATCTGGGTGTGGGTTTTTGAATTCGCCCTCTAACACCACTGACAAATCTTCGGCCACGCCCACAATGGCTGTGCTTTTGTCATCTCCGGTGATTTTGATCAAGTCAATGCAGCCAAGATCGTGTGTGTGCTCTACCAAGTCTTTAAGATAATCTCTCATGCTTACTCCTATGTTGTATGATTATATAGATTTTTTTACTAATGTGCAACTATTTTGGCCAGGCTCTGACCGCCTCTAATTGATTCAATTTCGCCAGGTCGGCGTATTTCCATCCAGGCTATGTCTCCTTGTCCACGATTTACTGAAAGAGTTTCAAACCCAATTTGATTGCAATAGGCCTGTATTTCTCTTCCGGGTGTGTAGCACATGAAACTTTTTTCAGCCAATGCCACACCATGTGCCCAATCGCAGTCGTTGTAGGTGAATATGGCCACACCGCCAGGTCTTAGTCTAGCAAACATGCTGTCAAGGTACTGGCGTATTACCTTCATGGGTTTGTAATTAAAGTAGTTGTAGGCAAAGATCAACCCATACTGGTTAACAGGCAACTGCCACAGTGCATCAGTATATTCGTAGTCATTGATCACATATGGTCTCAGTCGGCGTTGATATTCTGGGGTAAACGCCTGGATAGCAAGATTCAATAACTCCTCATGTTGGTCCACAAGGTATAATGGATCCAATGGTACCAACTCTTCGATAAAATTTTCGCGTCCTGGGCGCATGATCATTCCGGGTAATCGCCAATCTGTGTACTGTAGCAGTCGCCCGATAAGCAACAGTCGGCTGTCCGGATCAATATTGAGTCGTCGATTTAATATGTACTCTGTGGTTTCGTAGCACATTTCTTCTTCGTACAGTCGTTGACTGGCTTGATACTGTGCAGGCTCTAGTTGGGCAATTTGTTCACGCACGTTGGCTTTGAGATCATCTAGGGCAGATTGTGCATGTTGAAATTCTCGAGCAATGGCGTTGATCTTTTCGGCAAATGCACTACCATACTCGTCAATTTGTACTGCATGGTTGGCAACCACATGACCTATTTCGTGAAACTTTTTAACGGCCGCGTGATAGTCAGGAGCAAGTTCATTGCTTTCCAACAAATTCAAGTAGCCAACAAGTTCGCTGAGTTTCATTCGAAAGAAAATAATGATGTAAATGTGTTCTCAGTGTTGGTAGCCGCAGCCAAGTCCCAATCCAACACACCCAACAAGTTGTCGATCTTTTGATCTACCACAGTGGCTTCCATTTCTGTGTCATCAAAAGGCAAGTCCTTGAACCATTGTGGCAGGTGCATTTCGTCTGTGGGATAGCCAATGCTGGTCCAGCCCAAGGCATTGCTTCGCAGTTTACACACAATGGTCTTCATACCATCAACAATTTGCATAGAGTAGTTGTCTGAGTTCATTCTGCGCAAGTTGTTCCAGTTCAAAGCCGCACGTACATGTCCAGGCATGTTGGCTTTGCCCAGGCGTTCTTCTTCTTTGCCATACTTGGTCAAGTTGTTCACACGCTTGGGTGAACCTTTTTCCCAGCCGGGTCGCTCTTTGAATTCATATTTGAATTCACGCACACGTTCAATGATTTCTTCACGTGCGGCACCAGACAGTACTCGATTTAGAATTTCCAACAAGAAGTCTTGAATAACCTTGGGAGTGTCTGAACGTTTTAAGTCCAAGCCAGTGGCCTTGGTCTTGCCAACGGCACCGTTGACATCCAGTCGTTTGTTTTCAATGTCAATGGCGTTGACAGCATAGCGTTTCTTGGTGATAAACAGGCCACGATCTGCCACAGTTTCACGACCGGCCCGGATCAACTCACCCATGTCTCTGGGGCAGTGGAAAGCACGTTCCATAAACGCTGGGAATGAGTCATTGACTTGGTCAGCAATTGAATCGTATAATTGGATGCAAATTTCCTTTGACCAGGCCATGCGACCTTCGGCAACTTCTTGTTTCAGCACAGGCCATGCTGAGAAGTAGCATGAGTCTGTGTCACCGTATATGACCGCCTTGCCCACATGGTCATATTCGCCTGTGATACATTCATTCAAGTATGCGTCCATGTGCTTGGCAATACTTCGACCTGTCAGGGTTGTACTCTGGCCAATTCGCTTGTCAAAAAATCTACAACCAGGATTGAGAATAGCACCGTACAAACTGTTGAGGTTAATCTTCTTAACCAGTTGTCGCTTGTCCCAAAAAGCAATTTCTTTGGCATCCTTGGCCTCTTTTTTCTTGGCCTGCAGTTCTTGACGCTCACGATACCAGCGTTCCAGCAGGCCAGGGATGACGCCTTTCTTTTCATAGGTGAATATGGTACCATTGGCACTGAGTATCCAAGGTTGGTTGGAATCAAACAACATGTACCAAATCTCAGCGGCTGAATGCACAGTCTCTTCACCTGACTGCCAGTCAATGGTGATTTCTGTGCCACGTTGCTGATCCATGACTGCTGAGTATTCCAAAGATGCAAATATACCTTCCCAAGCAGCCGCAAATGAATCACCCTTGGCCATGCGTTCTTTTATCAGTCGATCAGTCATGACCGGGCGCAGTTGACCTATGATGGTTTCTGGTCCCATGTTCAAGGCACGAATTGCCGAAGGATATAAACTGTTGATGTCCACTGACCCAATCCACTCATGTAATCCTTTCTTGGGATAGGCCACATAGGCACCTGCGGCCTGTGTGTCTTCGTCGGTGAGTCGTTGTTGTCTGTTGGGCACAACCATGCCACGTTCATGTGCTTCGTTGATGATGGCTTGTTCGGTCACAGCCACAGCACCCATGGTGGTGGCCAACAGCACTGTGTTAGCATGTGCCAGTTCATTGGCCAGATCCAAGAAGCGCAGTTTCCGGTCCAGTTTGGCCAACAACATAGTATCTTGCCTGTTGTATTCAATGAACTTGGGAAAGTCTTGATTGTACAGTTGATCCAAGGTGCCTTCGTACTGTGTTTTGCGGTCACCCAGTTCGTATTCACCAATGGCGTCCAGGCTGTATGAATGACGCTCTTCATAGGTGTATTTGCGATACAGTTGCATGTAATCCAAGTGTACACGACCCACCAAGTCGTAGGTTTCGTTTTCGGCACCAAAGCGGTCGAACACACGCTTCTTGGGAAACTGCCCCCACAAACAAAAACGTCGGGTGTCGTCTCGGCTGAGCACTCGGGTCACACGATTAACTGTGTAAGGTATGTCATAGCCTTCTGAGTTCCAGCCACTTAATATATCAGCATCCTCAATGAGATCCAGAAACATTTTCAGCATGTCTGTTTCTGACGCACACAACACAGTGTTTTCAAATTCCGCACAGATCTCACCGGCAGTCTCGGCGCTCATGTGGCGCGGTGCCACCACCAAGGTCACCAGTTGTTCCAACCAGTCTAGATATACCGATATGGCAGTGACAGGATTGAAAGGATCTGTCACAGGCGAGAATCCACGCACTGGATCAAACGCAACTTCAATGTCAAAAAACGCCGTGTGCAGTGTGGGTGCGTCTTGATCTCGGTAGTTTTCTTCAAAACATCGAAATATGGGATTTATGTCCGATTCGTATATCTGTCTCCCGCTTTGAGCACGGACTTCTTTACGGAACTCTTTGTTGTTGCGTGTTGAAAATCTTGACACAGGCGTGCCGTAGATGCTTTGGAACTTGCCACGTGGGTCGTCGTAGTAAAACACATAATTGGCAGGATACTCTCGGTATCGGCGAACACCGTCTCTGCGTTCTACAACATGAATGCGATCGTGCTCACGATCAAATAGTGCGTCAATATAACTCATTAGTCTCCGTTTGTGGCCGGTCTAGCCTTGCTACATGTTCGTGACGTGAACGACTCGTACATATTTATATGTTGTTATTATATACTGATTCAAATCCACCTGCCAACCATGCCATGGGTAAATTGGTAACTTGTTTGACCATTTGTTGTGCCTGTACAAATTCGGGGTGGCAGGTATCCAGTACGTCCTGCTTTGAAAACTCAGAGCCATATGTTCCCCAATCGGTCAATCGAACAAATTCAACTCTGTCAGCGTCATATTCCAAGCTCAAATTATAAAACTCCAGCATTTCTTTGTAGTTTTGTTGCTGTACTACCATGCGTGTATTGAATATCATTCCAGTTTGTTTTTTCTTGTTTGATAAAAATTCCATGGCAGATATTAATTCTTTCCAGGTGCCCCCACGTCGCAGCACTTCATAAGTCTCTGCACGAGCCGCATCAAATGTTATGGTAAGATAATTGACTCTTGATTGTGCCATGCCTAATTTGTGCCAATTACGCTCACACAATAATCCATTGGTTTGCACTTTAAATGTGACATTGGGAAAATTATCAAAATCAATTGAGGAAACAAAACTCAGTAATCTTGCACTGGCAAATAACTCACCACTGGTGCTCAAGACCAAATTTATTTTTTGATTGGTGGGCGTAGCAAAAATATTTTGTGATAATATATTTCCCAGTTTTTGTTGATTTTCTACTTGATTTTGTGATGTTTTTATCACCCGAGTCCTGCAACTGGGACAACTGAGATTGCAAGTCAAATCTCCAGCAATTGTGATTTCGTAAGGCAATACAAACATTGTCGAATCTTCCAACAGCGGTAATACCTCAACTGGCACAGTATTAATAGTGTTAAGTTTATTGTTGTTTATGACACCACAAGTTTTTTCGTTGCAATATTCATAAGATCCATTGATTATGCTTTGACGTATGTCTTGAGCCAACGTAGATTGTAGCATATCTTGCAATGACGTTTGAAACAAATTACCAATTGTGGTAGGCAGCCATCCCAAACATCCACACAAACTCACATTGCCATTTACATCAATTGATATAGACACAAATGGACTTAGGCAATACTGTCCAGTAAGATTTTTTGACTGAAATTTTATTGGCCGTACAGTGGTCAAAGAGTCTTACCCACTGTTTCAAGAATTGTTTCCAATAGTTCTTGATCTTGTTTGGTCTTGCCAAACTCGGCCTTGTGTGCCACGCGGATGGCTTTTTTCAGCACAGCCGGTTTGATTTCCAATTCTTCTGCAATGGCTTTGATAGTGTCAGTCAACCCACCTTGCAAGGTGTCAATTTCATGCATCACAGCCATGCCTTCATTGATGATTTGGGTGAGTTTGATTTTCTGATCGCCGTTGAATGATTTGTTATCCATGTATACTCCTAAAACACAAGTATAACACAGATTTGATCTTTGTCAAAGTAAATTTGCTCACTTTTGGCTGATCAGTAGCGAATTGATCAGTCAGCCCAGCAGCCGGGCACACGGCCCTAAGGTGTGTTCGGTTGTTGTTTCATTCGGCGATATAAAGTCAACCCAGGATTGAAATTTTGACTCCAAGACAATGATTCTGTGACACCAGGTGTATTTTTCATGATCTTGGCATAGGCAGGATCACTGGGTTTGATCTTTTGTCCACCAATGGTAATGGTTTGTGGTTGTGCTGTTGCTGCGGTAGATCCTGCTGTGGACTTGGCAGATGCAGCCGGTGCCACATTCATTGTAGTTGACTTATATCCACTGGGTCCTTGAGAAAAACCAGCAGCAGGTTGTTTGGCAGTTGTTTGTGGTTGCATATACTGCGACATACCTGGCTGTTGAGCCAAAGAACTGGCACTGTAGCCCGGTGGCCGTGTGGTTTGAGCAGCAGGCCTTGTTGCAGTTTGTGATGATACCTGCGGTGTTGTACCAAGCACTCCTTTGTTGACCATTGATTTGGCAATTTGACTGGTAGTGTCTCTTGGATCACCTAGGCTTTTTTTCAGTTGATCTTTTAGTCGTTCCGCTTCGGCTTCTTTACGTAATTGCACAAGTTCTGCCTTTCTCTCTTCTTTATCAAAATTATAATCGCCGAACTCTGCAGCCAATTCACTGGGTGTGTATCCACGACCAGTAGCAGGATTAATTGTACCACTGGCATCAGGAACTTCTTTGTATTGTGGCATGTCTTGTGTTGCAGATATTGGTTCTGCGGCTGATGTTGGTTGATCTGCCGGAACCTGTGTTACTGGTTCAACCGCAGATGGTGTATAAGGAATTTTCATCTTGGCATACACATCTGTGACCACCTGTTGCGGCACACCCTGTGTGACCAACCAAGCAGCCAATTTGTCTGAATCGCTGGGCTTGCCATCCTGATGCCAATTCATCTTGAGTTTTTCTTTGGTCACGTTAGAAGTAAATTGATGACCAAAGTTGCTGATAGCACCACCCACGGCCTTGGCTTTTTGGTCTAGCCAATTCAAACCGCGACCAATGATACCTGGTTTGGATTTTTTGCCAGGACCTCCTGGCATGTCAGGCCTGTAATAGGCTGGTCTAGTGCTGCCAGGTTCTCCGACTTTTTCCAACACAAATTTTCTATATCTATCAACATTTTCAAACACAGTATAAGCACCCAAGGTATTCAATACCACTGGACGTTGACGTGTGGTGGAGCGACTTTCAGTCAATGCCCACTCACGGGCTGTTGCATCACGATTGACTATCTCGCTCAAAGGCAGTATGCGATATCGAATTGACTCACGTTGAGCCATGCGTTGCGTAATTGCTGAGTCGGGAATATTACCACGTTGAATCTGTGACATGGTGTTGTTACTGGTGCCCACTCCTCCAGCATACACACTGTCACCTGTGGCTGCTGGCAGTGTCAACTGTTGACCAGGAAAAATTACATCAGGATTTGGCATCTGTCCGCCCACAGCAGGTTGTGCTGACACCAGTTGTGGATTTAACCCTTGTAGTTCACGCACAGTGGTGTTGAATCGGTCAGCAATGTCACTGAGCGTATCACCAGTTTGCACTGTGTAAGTTTGTAGATCCACTGGTGGTGCAACAGGTGAGCCTGGTGTAACTGCCCCGGTGTCATCTAGACCGCCTGTGGGTCCGGTGTAGTCGCCCATTTGATCAACATTAGTAAAAGCACTGGTATCAGCTGTACCAGTCTGGCTGGCACCTGTATAAATGCCTTGTGCTGCGGCTGTGAGTGCATAGGCACCTGCGCCTGTGCCCAACACACTGCTGAGTTTGTCACCGCGTATGGCACTGTCTAGTGCATAGGTCAACCCTGCTATGGCTGGCAGGCCTGTACCGCTGGTGGCTAGACCAGCAATGGCCACCAGGGCTGCCTTGGCAAAGCCGGCTGTTTTGGGATATTGTTTTACAAGATTGCGATAGGTCTTGATGGCCTGCATGACCTTGCCTTTTTGTCCACCAGTCACACGGCTCAAGGCATCAGTGGCTTGATCATAGGCCACGTCCACTGCTGACACAGGCACTGACTTTTGTATGCTGTTGAGAATACCTGACACAGCACCTGATACGTCTTTGGCAAAATCCACTGTGGCATCTTTGCCACGTCCTAGCATGGTTCTATTGGCACCTGTGGATCGATCAGTCATGCCAGATTCGGCGTCAGCAAAAACTTGTAAAATTTCTTTTTGACTGAGTCGGCGCTCGGTTAAAATTCGACCCAGGCGATGCCAAGTTTGAAAAGTTGGATCTTCCAACAACATCTGTTCGTTCAATGATCTAGACCGGCTGTTTTGTTTATGTTCATTCAAGCCTTGAATCACACGTTGTATTTGTTTGAGTCGTTGATACTGTTGCTCGGCTTCGCGGCCACGATAATATGCTTCACCTTCGGCACGATCATAGTAGGGATCACGATTCCTCTCAGCATCAGCCAGGAGTTCATCAATGTTGGGATACCGTGCGGTCAGGTCACGACGTTGTTTTTCAGCGTCTTGCTTTGGCGGCACATACGGCGTGCCAGGCTTGCTCTTGGCAGCGGCCCTGGCTTCTAGATCTTTCATCCAATCTTGATTTTCGGACACACCTTGCTCTTTTTCTTTTTTACGGCGAGCAAAGTAATCATTCTGTGGATTCTTTGGTTCAGGCTTTACAGGCTTGCCTGCATCTACATCACGTTCACGTTGACGGCGCTTTTGATAATCAGTTTGGCCTTCCGCCATGCCTTGCTGCAATCCTGGAACTTCATTCTGTAGCACACTCATGGCTCGCTGTAGACTGCCATAAGTGTCAATGTGCTTACCGTTGGCATGAATCATGAAGTCTGTGGGACCAGATTGAATGATTTCATATTTGCCGCCATCAGCACCGGTGCCCGAAAACACGACCTTGCCGGCCATGCCTTCTGACACTTTAGTTTTTTTGTTTGTAAATAAATCGTTGATGATCATGATTATCGTTCTTCTATGTAATCTTGACTCAGGTCTTGTCGGCCCTGTTTACGCCGACGGGCTTGGTACAACTTCACGGCCATACTAGCATCGTCGAGATTTTTAAAACGACTTGGCAGCCGTCGGTCACCGCGTCGCAGTTCGTAACCTTGTTTGTCATCACCATGACACTCAATACTGGTACCGTCGGCCATTTCAAATGTGGCCTGTGGTGCTTGTGGAGCCTGTGGTGCATTTAGTTTGTCTGTGATTCCTGTTTCAATATAGTGTGCTGTTTCAGTGTCCAAGGGATCACTGGGACCGTGTATGGCAGCAGGATCAGTGTCTATTTCTTCATCTAAACTGAGTTCGCTCTGAGAAAACGCCATGTAACTGGCACCATTGACATCTCCGACACGTACAACAAACACCCCAGCGTCATCATCGCCCGATTCATCCTGACCAATCTCCCAACCCATGGCTGCTAGAGCACGTTCGGCTCTGGGATCCGCATCTCCGTTCCACCACTGTGCAGCCAATTTACGC